TAATACTGGATACACAGCAATTTCTTACAACGTTAGAACTAATACTCTAGCAGTTTTAGAGCCTAGAGATAATTCAAACAACTACAGACTTCATGTATGGAAGAATGCTAACCCTAATAGAGATTTAGATTCAGAAAACTATACAGCTGGAACTATGCACAGATTTTTGTTAGAAGCAAAAACTGCGGGAACACCAACAGCATTGACACAAACAGCTTATTACTACTACAATGATTTCCAGTGGCAAGCTAGCTCATCTCAAAACTACGATGAGTCAAGAAGAAAAGCATACATTGTTATGGGAGATAACAACCTTGTTGGAATAGCAAGATTTGTTCCTTCAAACATAACTCACTATGCAACATTCCAGCCTAACTTTGCTACAACTTCTGGAACCCTAACTACCTTGAATGGTATTGGAAATACAACATCATACGGAATTGAGCAAGGCAGCTACTTCGGTATGCGCTATATGCAAACTTGGGATAATAACTGGTTTGCAGCTTATGCACCATATTACTACTACCAGTCAGGATTCAACTGTATTTGGTTTAACTCGCAAGACCCTTCAAAGTATTACGTTTCACAATGGGGAAGCACCGACTGGGGAGCACAAATTGTTCCTTTCAAGAAGGATAAGTTTATTTTCCACGCAGGATCTTCTAACAACGACGGAAACGTAGGTATGAGACTATACGTTGTTGATTTAGGTGGACTTCTAAAATATGGACGGGACTCTGACGGAACAACACAGGCTAATGGTTCAAATATCAGCCTTTTCAAGTCAACCTTCACATACTCATTTGATACAAGATATCAGTCTACAAATTATCCAACAATCGTTCCAATGGCTGAATGGACACACGGCTAAAATGTACTATGCGATACTTGACGGAGAAACTGTAAAGAGATCTGGAACACTAAACACTTTATTTCCAAATTCCTCTTTCCCACTTTCAGGTCCTAATGAAGACTTTAAAGAAGAGAATAACTTGGTTGAGGTTTTAGAATATTTAGAGCATGACTCAGAAACACAGAAAATGATATTCTGCGACCCATACCTTTTGGATGGATCTGTTTATAGAGTTGAGCTTGTAGATTTTACTTCAGAAGAGTTAGAGTCAAATCTGGCTGGTATTGAAGAATTTGAATCCTTACAGGGGGAATAATGTTAGTAAATCAGAGATCAGTATTTAAGAGATCAAGATACAGCCAATTTGGCCTACAGCTATGGCTAGACGGTACAGCCGTTGACAACTTTGAAATAACTCCTGTTACAAATAAGTGCTACCTAGCGAAAGAGAGATCTCAGTACTTAAGAAACTTTACTCAACCAACCACAACGAATCAGCCTACTTATGTACTGGCAGCAATCAACTCATTGCCAGCATTAAGATTTGACGGCGTAAATCAATTTATGCTATTTTCAGATCCAACATTGTCATGGCTTGCAAATACATCCTTTACATTTTTCTATGTTGCAACCAAAACAGCAAAGACAACAACCTCATTCGTTATCGGAGGACAGGGAGTTGCCACAAGATCAAACCTAGCTTTCGGATATACTATTCCTACTTCATCTAGAGCCGTTTTTGGAAATGACGATATCAACGCTATTGTTCCAGCAGTAACTGCAGGACGCCCAGAGCTTTATGCTATAAGATATGACAACACAAACAATAGAAGAGAAGTTAGAAGAAACGGTGTAACTGTTGCTCTAGGAGCTTCAGACGGAGCACCTTCTAATATGACAGGACAAACAATTGGACGCTACCTTTCTACATATGGACAGTTCGATCTAGGCGAGATACTTATTTACAACAGAGCTATAAGTGATTACGAAATGGGTCAGGTCGAAAGAGACCTTATCTCTAAGTGGACAATCGTCTAAGGATAAAAAATGGCATATGAACCCCAAAGATTTGTTGGCCCTTTAATATTAACTCAATTAGCAACAACCCCGCTTAAAACCTTTGCTAATAAAGCAATCATTAAAAACGTTATTGTTTCAAATATATATAATGGAACACTGATCTATTCTATCTACGTAGCCCCATCTGGTGAAGATGCCCAGAACTATAACAAGGTATTCCCAGACATGGTAGCAACAGAAAAAAATATTGTCTCTCATGACGTTACAATAGTAGTAAATCCAGGAGACAGAATCTTTGCTCAGGCTAGTATTCCAGGCGGTATCCTTCTTACCATTTCTGGCGTAGAAGTCATTCCTTAAACACTTCTTTGTAAGTGTAGTATAATATAATTATGAGTTATCAACTGAAGGTAATCAAAGATTATCCGATTGGCTTTTGGCCGTTGGATGAATCTTCGGGTACCACCGCCTCAGATATTTCAGGATGTGGAAACAATGCTACATATGTAGGATCCCCTGCAGCAAATATATTGCCATTGGTTTCAGGTGGGTTATCAGGAACAAAGATCACAACTACATCATATATAACCGTACCAGTTACAAAAGATTATTATGGGGCAACAGTAGGAGCAGGATTTGCAACATCCTATACTTCAGACAATGACTTTACAATGGAAGTATTTATTAATTCCTCAATAGAATCATCTTCAGTAGTTAGACTATTTGGAGATACCGCAAATAATATTGGATTGTTCTGGGACAAAGGGCATATAGTGTTTAAAGTCTCTGCTACAGAATATGTCATCTCACCGCTCACATATTCCAAGAAGGTATTATATTTGGCGGGTAAGTACACAGGAGAATCTATTGAGCTATATATCGATGGAGTCTTGGCTGAATCTAAATCTTTAACTAATTTTAAGTTTACAAATACAACACTAGGATTACAAATTGGACCAACTACAACATCTGGAGATGAATTTACTGTAGATGCTCCAGCAGTATATAGATATGGCCTATTAGATAAAACAATACTTAGACACTACATAGATGCAAATATTACATCTCCAGCAATTCAAGTGGCATACCCAGACGAAGGTGTTTTGTATTCTGGATCAGATGCAAACCTAAGACCATCATTTGATTATTCATATCCAGTAAATAAGCCATGGACAAACTGGCTAGATGATAATACTTATTATGATTTAGTTAATAAAGAGATAGGCTTCTATGAGACAGACACGGTGGAAGCAAAAACATTTATTATTCAAGATTTTATTACAATCCCGTCAGAATTAAATCTAGTAACCTCAAAGGTGGAATGGCGTAATGATTTAGGAATTACAGTTGAATCTAGTATAGACGGAATATCTTATACTCAATGTGTAAATGGCCAGCCAATTCCGCAATATACCAAAGATGCATTTGATGCCAGCGGTAAGCTGTATATTAAAATAACTATGTCTACTACAGATGCCAGCAAGTACCTGCCAAAACTATCATTTTTCTGTATTGCCTTCTATTCAAATAAAGATATTTATGCTGACAACTATGGGGATAGAATAAATTCAACAACCGAATATTACCTTGGATCATTAAATTATCCTATCCTTTCCCGCAATTATACAAATGGGATTAGGGCTAAAAATGCAGCAGGATTTAATATCAACACATTATCTTCTATCAAGTCTGTAGAGATGTTCTTTACGCCCCTTACGTTGGCCGCTAACACCCTATTCTATGCTTCCAACCCTTCTGATACCAGAGTAGCCTGGAACGGCCCTGGAGTGGTCTCTAAGGCTAATATAGCCAAGATATATGTAAACAATGTAGATGTAACTAATCAGACAAATATAAGCTCATATTTAGTTGCAGAAGAGCCCCACCATATCGTAATAGTATTTACTGCCCCAGTAACTGGGTCATTTCGGTTAAATTACGAAACATCTGGCGGGCCAAGCAACCTATATAAGAATATTACGACCTATGAAAAAGAATTAACGGCAGGAATTGTAGAGACCCACTTTGAGCTATATACTGGAAGAGCAGTATCATCAATTACCGAGCCGACAATTGACCTGACAGAATCAGACATTATTGCATACAATAACGACTGGATAGTGCTACAAAGCGTATAAATTTGTCATACCCCTTGACAAAAAGCTGGACTTAGACAGTAAATAATGGTAAAATAAAACTTATGGAAATGAATAACATACGTCGTCAAGTAATAGAAGAATCACCACTTGGGATATATGTGTGGGAAATGCCTGACGGCAGATGGATTGGAGATGACGATGGGAACTTTCTTTCAGTCACGGCCAAAAAAGGAAATAGATCCCTCATCGATGCTTTGGCTAGAGAAGTTCGCTCATATGGCATATATGAAGGCGGGCCTAAGTTTCTTTCCGCTAGGCGCAAAATTAACGACGAAGAATTTGCAGAACAAAAGCAAAGACTTCAATGGGGATTAGTTCCAGATCCACTTGATATTGGAAACTATAAAGACGAAATTAAAAAGTTAGGTAAACTGAAATGACAAAATATGTAGAAGATGATGACTCTCAGGATATTGTAGTTTCAAACGTAGCAGACTGGATGAAGTTTAATACTCCCAGAGAAGAAACAACTACAGACCTATTTAAGGTTAGTGGAGATGATCTAACAAAGATTTCAGGACTTAGCCCAGCATTTCGTCGCAAGATGAATAGAGATCTACAAAAAAGATTTCAAGGTATTGATGGAACAGAAACTCAGCAGAATCTATTACAGCAAGCAGTCACTGGCTATGCAATGTTTGACCTTGTTGAGCCTCCATACAACCTAGACTACTTATCAACTATTTACGAAATTTCTCCATACAACTATTCAGCAATCAATGCTAAGGTTTCAAATATTGTGGGTCTAGGTCATGACTTTATTGAAACACGTAAGACACAAGAAGCCTTTGATAATATTACAGACGATAAGTCATTAGATAGAGCTCGCAGAAAACTTAATAGGCTGCGTCAAGATCTATACGATTGGCTTGAAAAATGCAACGAAGAAGAAACATTTACAGAGACATTAATTAAAGCATACACAGACGTTGAAGCAACAGGAAACGGCTATATTGAAATTGGTAGAACATCTGCTGGCAAGATTGGATACATCGGTCATATTCCAGCAAAGACTATGAGAATACGTCGTTTGCGTGATGGATTTATTCAATTGCTTTACGGCAAAGCAGTCTTCTTCCGCACATTTGGAGATCAGGAAACAGAGAATCCAATTGCAGGTGGACTAGATAGACCTAATGAAATTATTCACCTTAAGAAGTACACCCCTACAAATAACTATTATGGTATTCCAGATATTGTAGCCTCATCAAATGCCATGGCAGGAAATGAGTTTGCGGGAAAGTATAACCTTGATTACTTTGAAAATAAGGCGGTGCCTCGTTACATTATTACAGTAAAAGGAGCAAAGCTCTCTACAGAGTCAGAGCGTAAATTGCTTGAATTTTTTCAGGTTGGACTAAGAGGCAAGAACCACAGATCTCTATATATTCCACTTCCTCCAGATTCACCAGATTCAAAGGTTGAATTTAAGATGGAGCCAATTGAAGCAGGAACTCAAGAGTCTTCATTTAACGTATATCGTAAATCAAATAGAGACGAAATTCTTCTATCCCACCGTGTGCCAATTAATAAAATTGGAACCCCAGAAGGAGTTAACTTAGCGGTGGCAAGAGATGCCGACAAGACATTTAGAGAGCAAGTATGCCGTCCAGCACAAATGAATTTAGAAAAGAAATTAAATAAGATCATTGAAGAAATGACAGATGCCCTTATTCTTAAATTTAATGAGCTTACCCTGACAGATGAAGACACTCAGTCTAAAATCGATGAGCGTTATTTAAGAATGCAGGTAGTGACTCCTAATGAAATAAGAATTAGAATGGGCATGGTCCCTCTTGAGGGTGGAGATAAAGTTGTTGAATTAAAACCACAGGCACAGGCAGAGACCAGAGCACAGGCAGGTAAAACCAGAACTAGAGATTCTGAAAGGTCTGCGAATTCCCCCGATATTTCTGGAGAGGGAAGAAATGCTCAAGGAGATGGAAGACAAGTCGACTAACCCTGCTCAACCATTATTTGCCTTATATACGATAACGTTATAAAATTAAGCATATGAACATTGAAAAATCCTTATGGTCTTCCAATGGCGATCAGATAGTTTTATCGGTCCCATTCACAAAAGTCAACCGTGAAAAGCGTACTGTCTCGGGCTTTGCAACACTAGACAACGTTGATCAGACAGGTGACGTAGTTACCATGGAAGCAAGCATTAAAGCTTTTGAAAATTTCCGTGGAAACATTCGTGAGATGCATAGCTCAAACGCAGTAGGCAAAATGATTTCATTTAAGCCAGAAACATACTATGATGCAAAGTCACAAGAATTTTACAACGGAGTTTATGTAGATGCATATGTTTCAAAAGGCGCTCAGGATACCTGGGAAAAAGTTCTAGACGGAACACTAACAGGATTTTCAATCGGCGGAAAGATCATTGAATCAGACAACGAAGTTAACAAGTCAACTGGCAAGACTACAAGATTTATCAAAGATTACTCATTGATGGAACTTTCAATTGTCGACTCTCCAGCAAATGAACTATGCAACATTCTTTCTATTTCCAAGATGAATGGCGAACTAATATTTAAGGGAATAGCAACTGAGGTTAAAGCAGAAAACATTTTTTATTGTGCAGACTCAGACTCAGTATTTATTTCAACAGAAGCATCATACGATTCCCCAGTTACAGGAAAACCTGCAACACTAATTGGATGGGTAGAGTCAAACGATGTTAACAAAGCAAAAGAAATAAACAAGATTCTTGATTTACATAAAAAATCAAGATTGTCCACGCCTGAAACACA